TCCGTTGTATTCGATTTCAAATAGAGGATCTTCCTCATTGAACTCAGGAGCCTCTGGGGTCTCGGCTTTCTTTTCTACAGCCTGTTCCTGTGAGGTCTCGGGCTTTTGTTCTACCTGAGTACCTTCAAGATCGGTCCCGACATCGGGGTCGTTTTCCTGAGTACCGCCGACAAAACTAGACAGCCGGTTAAGAATGCCTTGTTCCTGATCAATGGCATGTACCGGCGCGGGCGCTTGGGAAGTCTCCGGCGCTGTTGCTTGGGTTGGCATATATCACCTTATAAAGAGCGAGTCTTGGTGCCCGCTTTACACCTTAAAAAATCCCGAACCTCTTGTCCTTGAAATTGAACTCAACTACTTTTTCATCAGCTATTCGGGCGGCGATCGTGTTCTTGATAAGGTCAAAGACTTGAAGGGCAATCACCGCCCTCAGAGCTTCGTTCTCTGTTTTAGTCCCCTTCGCAGCCATCAACAAAGACTTCTCCGTATCAATAAAATACGGCTCCAGGTCTTCAAGTAACTGACGGGCTTTAGCTGCCCGGTTCCTGACTTCCTGGATCTCTTGTTCGTTCATTCTTTAACTCATGGTTGTGTTTGATAATATCTACGTTCATTTCTCGCTGGTGTTGAAGATTCTGAACGCCCATCTCTCTTTGGTGTTGCATGTTTTGAACACCCATTTCCCTCATGTGTTGCGTGTCTTGCATTCCCATCTCGGCTTGTCTCAGAGCTGCTTTCCCTTGAAGAGTGATAACAGTCTTCTTCAAGGTCGCGTCGTTTTTCATCGCTTGTTTCTGAATCCCGGCCTGGGCGTCAATTTTCGCTTTCTCAATCTCTCCGGCCATCGGGTCGGGTTGTTGCTGAGGCGGAACTTGAGTCGGATCGGTAAAGAACAAATCTCCAGATTTGATACTCTGAGCCTTCAGAAGCTCCATCGCAGCGTTGTATACGTTCTTAGGTTGTACGATCTGAAGCCCGCCTTGAAGACACGTAAGCTGGAATTGAAGCGTCTGGAACAGACTTTGGATAATTGAATCTTTTGTCCCTGTTCCAAGTCCAACCGAAACCGAGAGGTCGTATTTGTTATCCCACTCCCTGGGGTCCATCGTGACCCACTGGTTTCTAAGTCTGATGGTTTGAGGCTTGTTTTCGTGTTTTTGAACGACTTCCAAAATCGCATAGAAGAGGTCTTTAACCCCCGTCTCAGCGAAAATTCTTGCAATCAACTCCACCCTACTCTGAGCCGCCCCCAAACGGTTAGCTTGAGCACTAGCAGTCTTATTCAAGGTGTTAGGGTCCAACCCCTGCATGTCCTGGTTAATACCAGTTCTTACGTCTTTAATATGATCTACATACTCAAGCAGATTAAAAGCCGGCGCCCCCAAGAGAGGAGGTTGCATGGGTTTAACTGCATCGAAGGTCTTGACCCTTACAATCCCTCCTGGTCTTGAAGTCAAAAGGTCGTCGATATTCACCATTCCGTCCAACGCCATGTACCTACCGTTATTAGCAAGGTACATGTTGTCCAGAATTTGGCGGAAGATCGTAGACTTAAGTAGTTGAAGGTCCCACATGATGTCGTAGATCGAGAGACCGAAAAGCTTGTGAGGGACCGGACAGGAGGTAAGACTAATGAGTTTAGAACTCCCCGCTTCCTCATTTTCCAAAATCCTGTCTCCGGCGACGGTGATTCGCCGTTTTTCAGCGATACCGTCTCCGTCTACATCGAGACAGATATACGCTTCACAAATCCAGATTTTTCTGTTTACAGGATCGGTAGGGTCATCTTTAATATCCGGCTCATCGAATGAAAATCTAGCCAACGTCTCTTGGTCGAAATCCAGGAACGTCTCGACCGTTTTTAGATTGTCAACATCCTTGTAGCCCATCTCCTTCAATTCGGAAATAGAGACCTTCCGCATGTGAGCCACAAATCTGTTTTTGGACAGAGGCGCTATAGGATTTTTATTCGTCAAGACCTCTTCAGGAGGAATCGGGGTTATGCAACACTTCCCCTTGGTGGTTTTCGTTCTGATTTTTACATCATGCAAAACGATAGGCTGTTGAGCCTGTGGCATCATCTGGCCTGGCTGGCCCCCCATCTGGCCCATCATTGGACTGGGTTGGCCCATAGGACCCATAGGTCCCATTTGCGGCGGAGGGGAATATTCAGAAGTCTCTTGCGGAGCGTCAAACTGAGTGTGTTCCAGGATTTCTATGTCATCGTCCTGGGCCAACATTACGAATTCATCGTCAGACAGATTTTCGTAAGTGTCGGTCTTAACTTCGGTGTATTCGTCCCAGTAGACTTTCACAAACCCATTCTTGGACATCAGAGCGTCCATGAACCAGGTATAAAGTACTAGAAACCCGTCATTCATCCTCTGAAAGACGTAGTTACAATAATCAGTCGCTTGATCTGCTTCTTTTTCGTCTTCTGGTCCCTGTGGTTCAAACCTGACGATATTATCCCCCCCGGTAAAAATCCTCATCAGAGAGGGCATGATCCATAGAATCGTATCTCTGACATCAGGAGAAACGTAGGAACTTCTACCTTCTAACTCATTCCCAAAGTCTTCCCCGTAGAAGTACTTTAGGGCCTCGGTTCTCTGATTCTTAAGCTCAGTTGAATAGTACCCAACAGACTGTCTTACTTCTTCGGAGATCTGTTTGATGATTTCCTGGTCAGTCATTCCGGCCACGGGAAAGCCTCGCATTCATCATCTTGTAGTTGTTTTCTAACTTCTTAACCCGCACTTCTAAAGACTCGTCTATGACTTTTTCGGAGACAGTAGGTACTTGAGCTTTCTTCAGCTCCTCTATTTCCTTTTCAACAGCCTTGAGTCTTTGCCAGAAGGCGATCATCAGTTCTTATTCTTATTAACCGCTTTTTTAACAGATGCTTACTTTAGGATACTCTATTTTCTTTCCAAAGTCCTGAGAGGCGTGGTAGGTCTTGGAAAAGAGAGCCATGTACTGAAGAGCATCATGAGGGTGTGAAAAGGAATTCTTCTCTGGGACGTCTCTATACCTCTCATCACCGGTCACTTGAACCCGTTTGTAGTGATACCCGCCGTTAAACCCTTTCCTGATTAACTTCGCTTCAGGATTAACACACAGAGCTGGTTCACGATCTATCAATCTTGTTAAATACCCCGCCACAGCTTCACGTCTGGCTAGGAATTCGTTGGTAATGGCTGGCATGGCTGGGATACCAGCCTCCGCGAGTTCCATGAAACAAGTCTTTTCATCTGAATCAGCCCTTCTATTCCCTGCAGGGTCCCCGGTTGCTTGAATCTTGTACCCTGGGAAGTTCATCGCCAGAAACGGTTTAACACTGTCTCTAGCAAACTGTCTGATTCCCATGTCATCACCTAAAAGATCAGAGAAGACTCTTAACTGACCTCTTGGAGTGACCTGACCCACTACACAAGCAGGAGTCAACCCGTAGTCGAAACCCACCAAAATAGGAAGACCGATATAGGGTTTCACTTCTCTGCAATGTAGGTCGTCGTTGTACTCAGAATAAACAGGTTTCCCGCTGGCAATGGTTCCGTACTGCGCACAGGCATAAACTTTGATCCACTCCTTAGACTTACCCTTAATCTGTTTTAGGTAGTACTCATACCCACCTGGTAGGTTAGGAATATTCTCGGCCTGCGGATTTGGAACGTATATTCCGTTCTTCTCGATCAGACCTCCTGGTTGTTTACAGACCTTGAACCCCTCCGGTTTTTCTTCTTCAAAGATCCTGTAAATCCAATGGTCGTCGTCTGGGAAGTTGGTGTCTCCTATGACTCCGTACCAAGTAGGCCCTCCCCATCTTTTAGGAGGGTATCTACCTACCCTCTGGGTGGCCATGTCGAAAACAGCTTTAGGGACTTCTGAAGCCTCGGAGATCGCCGCCCAGGTCAGCTCTAGAGACTTGAGTTTGCCAACGTCCTCTGGTCGATCCAGGGCCAAGAAAAGGATTTCGCACTTCATCCTCGTCTTGTCTGGGAGCTCTAAATCAAGCTTGGCAGTAATCGGTGACGCCCAATTTATAGGGGCCACTTCTTCTGGGAACCATTCTTGGAAAGACTTTATGACCGTGGATCTCAACTCGGGATACGTATTGCGTAGAATCATTCCCCGGCTGTACCTCATCCTCTCAAAAGGAGCCTGAGTCAGACTGACTGAAATTCCCTTCATCAAAGATGCTACGGTCTTACCAGACCCCACAGGGCCCTCTATAAGAGACACAAAAGACCGATCACTGATGTACTGATCGGCGATGGGTCCTGGAGGGGTATATGAGATATCCACTACTGAAGCCCCTCTCTGGTCCTATTCAGAGTCTCGAACCACTCTTGAGCGTGGGGGGCTCCTCTGTACCTTCTAAAAGCCGGAATCCCTGCGGTCCAGTGGAGCAACTTGGCTTCTTTATTCTCACCGTATTCATCTACCAACCAGTTCCACTCTTTTGGTAGGTCGCCAAGTCTTTCCTCAGGACACCAACTGAAGTCATGAAGTCGTTTACCATCTCTTTGACTCACAAACTCAGGAGTCAGTTGTCTACAAGCATAATGACTGCAGTTGAACAACATCACCGAGGACCAGTTCTTTTTTGGATAGTCCTCGTTTTTCGACTCCATCTCAGTCCCCAAATACTTCTGGGGGTTTTTGGTCTTGTAGTCGTGTCTTACCACTGAGACGGCTTTGTAATGATCAAGATGGTCGAGGATCTTATTCACATCGACCTTAACCAACATATCCACACCGTCTACAAAAAGCGCGAATCCCAGAAACCGATTCAGATAAGGAACTAAAAACCTCGCTTTGGTAAAAAGGTTCGTACCGTCAGTGGGAGCTAAGTCTGTGAGTTTCTCGTTCAGAGTCACTAACTCGACCGCTCCGTGAGAGGTGTCTATAAGAGACTGGCTGAAGGCGTGCCAACCTACAGACTCTCTAGGGTCGTAACCTGAGTAGATTCTTATTGGTATGCTAGACACTTCTCACACACCGTATTCTTAACGTCTTTTTGTAGGTGAGCGGTTCTCAAGTTTTGAAACTTCTCCGAATTCCAGCCTTCAAGAAAAGAGACCTTCTTTAAATCGGCCATCTCCCACCCACCGGAGGCATCAAAGCAACAAGCTGATAAAAGACCCTCAGAAGTAATATGCCCTTCACTGAAGGCCGACCAGCACGGTAGGGGGTCTCTCAGAGCGCCTAGACGACCCTGATTCCCGGCGGTGGGTCTGTACCCCAACTCCTCCTCTCTTTGCGTGGCGAAGGCCCCCATCGAATAAAGCGGTAACCAATAGTGTTCATCTACATAAGGTAAAACGTGTTCCTTAAGTAGTTTTTCCATCTTCTCCTGCTGTTCACCGTCGTACTTGATCGAGGAGGCGTAGAGGCCACAGTCAGATCCGGTGATGTCTCGAATTTCCCTGGTCTGTTTCAGGTTAGACAGAGCCTTCCAGAAAAGAGACTTCTTGACCCCCATGATTTTGGAAAACTGATCTTCATCGGAGGCGTTAATCGAAAACTTCAGACTATCTAACCCCGCTTCTAGAAGATCGTAGACGACCTCCCTACTTGCAAGGCTCCCGTTGGTTGTCAGAAAGACGTACTCAAAACCCAAGTCTTTGGCGTACTTGCAAGCTTTGACTAAAAGTTTTGGACTAGAGAAGGACTCTCCAAGGAAAAACAGACCTAACTCTTGAACACCTGACTCCACCATCTCACCGGTTAACCTGGTGAAGAGGTCCCAGGACATTTCTTTACCTTTAACTTCCCTAGTCCTCAAAGCACAGAACCCACACCTATAATTACAAACCCCAGTGAGTTCGATCTTTACAGACTTTGGAGCTGGGAGAAAACTCTTGAACTCTTCGACCCTTGTGATTCGGTCGATTCGGTAAGTTATGGTCACATTGCCTCGGGCTTTTTACCTCTTGTTATTACCTGTTACTCTCGTCCGGCTGTAGCGCCTACGATATCGACTAGGGCTACCAGGTGACTCCTGTTTCGCTCAGAGCTGCGCTACACGCTGCTGTAGTCCAGGGACTAGGTATCGTCCAGTAACGCCACTGTTACGCCGTGGAGGCGTCAACTCTTTATCCGTCAGACCATTCGTACCAATTTTCACCAACAGTATGCCCACCATCAGGATATGGCGGGCACATCAAATTCCCTGTTTCCATATTTATATACTTGTTCTCATAAGCCTTAAGCGCCTTCCCACAAACACAGCAATTCCCGGATATCGCGTGCCAGAACCTCTTTTCAGCTTCCTTCAAATCAATCATGTTTCGCCTTGGCCCGCCTCTTCCTCATGTACTCCCTCATGTATGCGTTGTAGGACTCACGAGACCTCTTAACACCAACACTGTTAATCTCGTTAAGTGGCTTAACATCCGAGACCTGATTCTCACCACCATTTAACTGATTAACGAATACGTGAGCTTGGTACCCCTCGTGCTCGGTCCCGCAAATCTCACACTTCATGGAAATATCTCCGGGTGAATGAGGCTGTCACGGAAGCCTGCCCCTTGGGGTCATTTGATCGACCTACCCACCTGACCTGGGAAAGCATGCTTAAGAGATTCCTTACCTGTGCATAACTGAGTTAACATAATGCATATATGCTCATTTCACTACACTAACCTCTTGATTAACCACATGTTCTTTGCTGACAACCCCTACGTTTATGCTGATGTTGACCCTTCCAGCCAGGTCTTGGGGTACATCGTTGCCATACATTCGCCTCAAAAGCCGCTCCAAGTGCCACTGCGCAGCTCGTGCTCTCTCTCGGGCGCGCGTAATCCCGAGCATGTCGGGCGCTGTCTTCAGTCCTAGTTCAGCTTCTTCCAGTTCAGCCAAGGCATGGCTTATCTTTGCTTCTTTCCATTCTTCTGCTAGTTCGCCATTAAGCAGATGACGATATAGACTGGTCTTGCTTACTCCGATGCTTGGGGCGATCTCATACAGGCTTTCGCCTTCCCTGTATCTCTCAAGCGCACCAGCAAGGACCTCTGCCCTTTGAGCAGGCAACAGTTCTGAGAGCCGGATTACAGGCAGGCTTGAAGATCCACCGTTAATCGCACCAGGATCATCTACAACCAATCCTGTGCCTTCCTGAAGCATCACCGACCACGCACCCTGTTAAGCCTCGGATTCGCGCG